TAGGGTAGCCGTCAAAGCACCCGTTACAGCCGCCGTGCCTGTTATAGCCAGAGCCGTGCCGCTCCATGTCAGATTAGCCGAGCCACCTAAAACGCCTGAGTTATTGAACTGAACCTGAGTATTAGAACCAGCCGCATTAGCAATCGTTGAACTAGTCTTGATAAAGTCAACACCATTCCAAGCGCAGACAGCAGATTCACCCGCAATAATCGTTACACCCGTTGTTGGGCCAACACCCACCAACTTAATAGACTGGGTACTTCCCGTCTTATTAATAACGACATAGACCTTAGACTGCGCTGGCGCTGTGATAGTCCTTGTCACCGTTCCGCTTGCCGTCCATAGAAGGATGGCTTCTCTAGAAGTATTTGCCGCACCAGTTGTGGTGGTCAGGGTTACATCTGCATCAGAAGTGATGGTTGTTGTCCCTGCTACCGCCGAATCCAAAAGACTTGTAATAGCGTCATTTACCGTGGTTCCCCACGTTCCAGACAGTTCTCCTGTGACGGGGAGCGCCAGCCCTAGTAATGATGTATATGCTGTTGTCATTTCTTACCTCAAGTTACGACTTCTTGCCAATTAGGTGTTTGTGTATCAACAACATTTGACCAAACTGGGGTCTGCGGGTTGCTGATATTTTGCCAGTTTGCTGTCTGTGAGTCATCTATTATTTTCCAATAAACTGCAATTACAGTTCCAATTTGCCCTGTTGCTGATACGCCCGTTAAGGCAATCACCCTTGGCGCTACGCTTACCGAACCAACCGAACCCGCTAGAGACACCCCCGCAAGTTCAATCGTCCTGTTTACCGTTACGCTACCAATTTCTCCAACTATCGTGTTAGGTAGAAGCGGGACAATTACTTGACCCACTGAACCAATCGCCTCTACCCCAGTCAATCCAAATTCAAAAGTTGGAACAACCGAACCAACCGCTCCAAAAGCCGACAATCCTGCTAGGCTAAAACTTGCATCTCTGGTAACGCTTCCAACCGCACCAGAAATTACATTCCCAGTCAGGGCAAACGATGTTGCCCCCCTTGATACCGTTCCTACAGCCCCTACCGCCCCTACGCCTGTTAAATCAAGAGACTTACCATGCGTTACTGTTCCAACCTCTCCAGTAGCCCCTACGCCCGTCAAAGCCAGCGTTAGGGTGGGACTTAGTGTTCCAACATAACCGTATGCTATGTCCCCTGTCTCCGCCGCCGATTGGCTTGGAGTTAGAGAACCAACCGCCCCACTAGCCGATACACCCGTTAGTGCTACAGATCTATCAGGCGAGACTGACCCAATGGCTCCAGTAGCATCTACCCCTGTTGCTTCAAGAGTGCCGCCCCAGCCATTAGCCCCCCACGTTTGGTAGCCCCAGCCGAGAGACATTGTTTACCCTTTAGGTGGTAGCTAAACGGATCAAGGCAGTTGTGGTTGTGTTCGATGGCATTGTCAAGGTGAACGTACCTGCGGTAATCGTCTGGTCACCAAATGTATAAACCGCCACAGCCTTATTAGACTGGGTTGAGTTATAAATCAGCACCGCATTAAACGCTGTAGTCAAAGTCACTGTTGTGTATGTTATCGAAGCAGAAGGCGTAAAGAACGCCACACCCGCAGTTGCCGAACTATTAGTCGCAGTAGGAGGAGTTGCCGCCGTTACCGTTACACCGCCCGCCGTATACCCCGTACCAGAAACTTCTCCAGTGGCTGAATATGCGGTGGTTGCGGCGTTGTAAGTGGCTGAAGACAGATATAGAGCCGCTTTGAATGTATCGGTTGCAGATGTTCCCCGTGTGGGTGCAGTACCAAAGTTATGGGTTGCAGTCATTAACTCGCCCATAAAAGAGGTACACATTGATGCTGTATTTGCCATAGTAGTTCCTTAAAAATTACCAGTCTCACCACCAACAGTTGGTGGCTTCTTCAAAGTTACATGAGCAGAGCGGTGGACTAATTCACCCTCTAGCCAATACTCTGTCCATGTGGTTGTCTCGTTTTCATTGTCAATGTCACCCTCTCGCTTTTCTAGCAGAGAATCATCCATGTCGCCCTTGGTAGTTGTTACTATCAATTTGAACTCCTAATAAGCGCCGCTGTCGAAGTGTTGGCTGGCATAGTGATTGTAAATGTTGTAGTGGAAGTTTTGTCAGCACCAAAATCCAAAACAGCGATAGACTTGTTTCCCTGCGTTGCGTTATAAATTAACGCGCATCTTGCTGTGATTGCACCCGTCCAAGATATGTTTGGGAAGCCCACATACGCCGTATAACCAGAGCTACTCACCGTGATAGGAGTTAACACCGCGCCACCAGCTACATAAGTTCCAGTGGCGGCCACCTCATTCGTTGCAGAATACACAGTTGTATCAGCGTTTAAATCAGCATTAGCTGTATACAAGGCAATCTTGATTGAATCAGTTGTTAGATCATGTATCCCCTTATATAGCTCTGATTTAAAGCTAGTAGTTTGTGTTTGAACTATGCTCATTGAACTTGTGTTCTCACTTGGCCATCACGATAAGCATCCATACGCTGTTTGCCATCACCCAAGTTCTTGAGCAGAGCAATAGACTGTAGATACATCTCGTTGTAAAACTTAACCAGATCTGGTTCACCCTTCATGTAACGAATGGCCTCAACCATAGTTCCATTGAGAAGAGCAGAATCAAAGTTATCGCCTAGCCAAGTTTGGCTTGCGGTAACTATAGACTCAGGGTAATAGTAATAATGCAGTTCTGCGTTGTACGTTGCATTTGGTGTTGGGCCAAGAATAAACGTCAATTCTTTTACATCATTGGACTGCGGGCCAAAAATAGCATAGTGTTTAGGCTTTCCTGTATCCGTTGGATTAGGATACGCATCTCTAATAAAGTTAACGTCTTTATTTAACAAGTAGAGATAGTCACCACCAGTTGAATATATAGCTAAAGAGTATGTAGACAAGAAATCATCAGGCGCAGACAAATACTTATTACCAGAGGTTAAGGTTCCGGTAACGTTCTTTCTCAGGTTAGAGATCTGCACCGTGTTATAGATGCGTTGCTCCGCCTGTTTAATCATAATGTTCATATCTACCGTGGGAAACGTGTTCTCACAGTAGTCTGAAACAGCAACGACTAACTCAGCATATGTCATACAAATCTCAGCCCATTGGCCCCCGTGCCATTACACCTTTGGTAGCGGCACCAGTGCCGCGAATCTTAATGCCAGATGTTTTAGGTTGCTTGTCACCAGCAGATTTGCTAACTGCGCCAACGCTCATATTGTATTCATCTAACTTGCTGTGGTTAGCAGTTTTGCCGGGGTTCTCAGATATCTTGAATGCTTTACCATCCATAGTGTGTGGCTTGGCATAAACGCTGGCATCACCAACTTCTTTGCCCATCATTTTTTTGCTAAATGTAGCCATTATTTGCTCCTTGAAGACTTCATCTGGTTGGCAACTTTAGCCATACCACGGCCTAATGTACGCATTTGCATATTGGTCTTTCCACCTTTAGCAAATTTAGTCATTGGCTTGCCGGGATGCATCTTCTTCTCATGCTTATGCACAGCACCAGCCATCATTTTCTTGTCTTGTTTTAAGTCAGCTTTGTCCATCTTTTTCTCCTAAGTTACGCTTACCGTTACTGTACCAACACTTGTCGTTCCCACCAAGTTATTTGGCGTTAAATCTACATCAAAGTTACTTGATCCACCCACTGGATACCAGCCCCACTGAATGTCTCTAGACCCCCCTGTAGGGTAGCCACCAAAGGTATTGTTTGGATCAACCTGCAACCCATTCACACCAGCCGTTACATAAGTGGTATCTTTCCTTGGATTCCTCAAAGCCTGTGGATCTTCTACTGGATACATACCCAATAGCAACTGTGGCTGATCTGGATCCCAACACTCAGGACACACCCTCAATTCATATCGTTTGGTCTTAATAACCTCTGTTTTTAAATTCTTGAGCTTGTATTGCTGACCGCATCTATCGCATTCAGCAATGGCAAATTTGCCAGAGGCGAATGTATTACCCATTAGGGGGTACTCCCGCCAATGAACTGCTGTCTAGGAACAAAACGCAACGGGGCTTTTTCGTGATCTTCACCAGCCGCCAAATTGAACTGTTCATCGTATGCTTGTTTCAGCATATCCAAACGGCCTTGTAACTCAGGAACTTTCATGGCTATGTAGTAAGCCAATCCTGAGACAACACAAGGCAAGAAACGGAAATTCATATCAGATATTTGAATACCAGAGCCGGCATCTTGAATCCTACGCATTCTGTAATACACAAGCTGGTAGGTAGTAGAGTTATCTGGTGTTGGCCATACTGTTACCGCAGGAAGCTGTGGCACATACACAGCCGTTGCCGTTGTATGCGTAGCCGCTGTTGTCCCAGCCTGTCCACGGAACACGTTACCAATTGTATTGCCGTCTAAATAGTTGTAATACATGATCTCCGAATCCAATTTAATGAACCCAGATCCAGCTAATCCAGCAGTGGAAGTTAACGTAATTGTTGTGGCACTAATGGTAACGTTTCCATTGGTAGCCAAAGTAGTCGGGCTAGTTTCTCCAGACAAACGCTGAATCCATATCTGAATAGGACGAGCCTCAGTTAGTTTGTTAGGAATAGTGGCATAGGTAGAAACACTAATACGGCTGATTGTGAGGTCAGCTTGGGTGCTTGCAGAGTTAGCGCCTGTGCGAATTACATGATCTAGCAGATCAATAGTATCCAATGGCAAAGAATAAGTATTCAATCCGGGCGTTAGGTCAATTACGCCTTGCTCAATCGTCCACATATTTAAACCACGATTAGCCCACTCAATGGTCATTATGTTCATTGACCTACGAGCTGTTCTTAAATCGTAGCCTGTACGCATTTCTCGACCCGCACGCTCCCATGACTCCTCGGCTATCTCCGTGAAGTCCATGTTGAAGGCGGTTGCGCCAGTGGTGTAACTCATTTCTTAGCAGTCTTTGCAGATTGAATAAATGCTTGCGCTGTAGGCGCACCTTTGCTACCAACCTTACGCATCTTCTCACCAGAGCCTTTGGCTATACGTTTTTTCTTGGCGTTAATATTTGCATACAAGCCAATAGCCCCGCCTTCAGCATATTGCGTAAAGTCAGTGTCATCCCGTCTAGCTTTCCGCTTTCCGGTAGGCATCTTTGAGGGGTTTATATCCCCCATGCCACGACTTGCTCTCATTTCTTGCCCTTTGAATAACCGCCGCCACACATGGCAACGAGTGTTCCTCTAGTCTTACCCTTGGTAGCAATACCATCAGCGCGTCTAGAGGCCATTCCGCCCTTTGCCAGAGGGACAATCTTCATGTCTGCCTCTGCTTTTTTATTTGGTTTGTACGGCAAAGTCTGTGCGCCTTCGGGCATACCTTTGCTTGGCTTTGACCCCATAAAGTCTTCTTTTTTAGCGGGAGATCTATCAGGCAAAGTTCTTATCTCAAACTCTGGTGCATTTTTGTCAACCTTGATACCACTACCCAACTTAGGTGGGTTGTAATCTTTGTAGTAAGTAGGATCGTCTAAGTGTTGAGATGTAGCTTTTGGCATATTGAACCTTTTTAAATTACTGCTGGTTTAGCAATACTTTTTCTTTGCCATTCCACCTGTGTTAAGCAGTTTACCTTTGGTCTTGCCCTGTTGAGCAATACCATCAGCACGGGCGGATGCGGAAACTTTACCGCCTTTAGCTTTGCCTTGCACAATAAAGCTTGAATTTTTTAATTTATCGTATGCCGCATTTGCTTTTGCGTCTTCACGCTTAGATGGATCGGTAATAGATTTGTAGTCCATCGGCTTCAAAGGAGGAACTGGTTGTCCACCAGAATTCATCTTTTTAACGTTTCCGCCACTTCTCATTCCCATTGATCCAGCCATAGCAGTCTTTGCCATAGGGGTGGGCTTCTTCATACCAACTTTAGCGGTACTCATACCGGCTTTCATTACTGGTTTACCCATCTTAGTTGTAGCCACTTCACCACCCCTTTTAAAAGTTTTGCCTTTATCGGCTTTGCTGAAATCTTTCCCCACGGACTGGGGAACCCCTACCTTCTTGGCAAACGATGGGCTGTGAGCCACCGCCTCCATGAACTTATGTTGTTTTGCGGATGTGGATGGCATTAGCACATCTTTCCGCGAGTCTTACCACGTTGGGCAATACCATCGCCACGGCTAGATGCACTGGAAACTTTTCCACCTTTGGCTAAGTTCCCTCTAGACATAGCTTGCTCACGCTCTCTTTGAACTTGACGGCTAACTGGTCTAGTAGATTCGTAATTTTGTTTAGCTCTAGAAAGCAAATCACCAATAGCTTCAGCACCCGAAGAAGAGCGAATGCGTTCATTAATAGATCTGGTATCAGTTTTACCGCTACCTGATCTAGCGTCTGCAAGATTGCTTTCCATACTTTGTTTCATGCGTTCATTGGCTGACATTTTGGTCACATCAGCAGGAGCAGAAACAGGAGCTGGCGCACTTGTTTGAGTAACTTCGGCAGGAACAGGAGGCGGCATAGGGGCGGCTGATTCACCACGGCGAGTAAGGCCACGTTCTTTATTTAAAAAGTCACGCAAACTTAAACCTGATTTGGCAAGTTCTTCCTTGGTAACAGTGCGTTGCTTTTTAGCGGATGGTGCTGGCGCATATTGACCAGTACCGCTAGAGCCACCGTAGTCTTTACTATCTACCATAGAGCCTTCTTCGCCCTCGTAACCCTTAACTTTTTTCATTTTCTATCCCCTTTGCTGAATAAGCTGGTCAATTTTTGCTTCAAGGCGATTGAAGCGCTGGTCAATGTGGTCAGTAATTCGCTGAACTTCTGTTTGAGTAACGTAATCACGGGCTACCTCCTCACGGGTTATGTTTAAAAGGCGTTCAACACGCTTAATGTCCTCGCCCATATCCTTGACTTGGCTGAGTTTTTCCCGCATGAAGAAGCCAAACGCTCCCATCACAATAGACAAAACTGCCGACCAAATAAGGTTTGCATCCATTAGCACATCTTTCCACGGGTTTTGCCTCGTTGGGCTATGCCGTCTGCACGGGCAGAAGCACTGGAAACTTTTCCACCTTTTGCCATCTTATTGCCACGGGCAACTTCGCGGGTAAGTTCTGACATATCTTCTTCAGAACGTCTTTTTGGCCCCGTAACCATATCAACCATTGCCGCCACAGGAGTAAGAGCAGTTTTAACAGCGTCTTTAGGGCTTTTGCTCATAATCGGAGTTTCTTTGGCTAATTTCATTGCCATTGGAAACGTGCGCTCTATTTCCATTTCCTCAACTTTTTCTCTGGCTGGAGTTCTTTTATCCATAATATTTCCTTTAGCAGTTCCAAGCCTTGAGGCTTTTGTTAATCCTAGAGTTCGGGTCTTTCGCTGTTTTTGCGGATGTCAATTTCTTTTTCATCCCCTCCATGCGGGCGCAGAAAGAGTCTTTCCTTGATCCGCCTTCTGGTTGAGGCGGCTTCAAATTCATCCCTTGCTTTTTCGCGGAGGCTCGGCCCTTGGCGTTTAAACCGCCCTTGGGGTTCTTGCCTTCTTTGCGTTGCCATGCCGGTGTCTTAGCCATTTGCAACTTTCAACTGAGGCTTTGCGTGTTCCTTTAACAAAGGACGCAAAACATCTTTCTCAAAGTCGCGTGTAAATTCTTCTGTGCCAATATGTGGAAGACTGATCATTGGATCTAAGTAAATCTTAAATCCATCTTGTCTTGCTCTTAAACAGAAAGCATAGTCTTCGCCAATGTACTGACCGTTAAGAATCATAAAGTCGAATAGTGCGTGTTCTGTCTCACCGTCACCATCGCCTTGATATTTCCACTCTGGGTGCTTCTCAATCATGTGTTCTATTACATGGCGGCGAATTAACATAAATCCTGTGGAAACACTTTCCACCCTCATCAATCCATGATCATCAAACTCCAGCTGGCCATCTTCATCTAGATAGAAATCAAGGAAGAATTTAGCATCTTTTGATCTGCGTGGATATGATCCAGCCACAACATCTTTGTCTGATGATAGGGCTAATAGCCTAGTAACAGCATCTGTGTTAATCACTACGTCAGCATCTACAAACAAGAAGTCTGTGCAATCTGATTCCATAAAGTTACGGACTAATTTGTTCCGTGCTTTAGTAATGATTGAACAGCCAGACATATGTACGAGGTTTAGTCGTACACCCATCTTGTCTAACTTAGGCACAAGTTCAGCAATAGCAAAAGCAGTTCTGATGTTTACTTTGCCATCGTAACAAGGGATCGCAATCATTAGCTTGCGACCAATCAAGTTAAAACTTTTATCAGCCATAGTAAATATTGCAAGCTACTACGTTAGACATATACGCATAGATGCCGTTTACAGCCAATACTCCATCCTCTGGAATAATTGGTGAATTGTTAAACGAATCACTTGCCGCTACGTCATAAGACATTAACCAACGGCTTGAATACACCATTGTTGGAGAAGCAGAAATAGTTCCAGAGTTAATATCCGTAATTGTAAAAGTGCTTGAGTTAGTGACTGTTACTGCATAGTTACCGTTAGTAGCTGTACCGCCCGTTCCTGCGGCAAAGTCAATACCAATAACATCACCAGTTGCAAGTCCATGTGCGGATTGAGTAACGGTTACGGTTGTTCCAGAACGACCATAAGTAGCAGTAGTTACGGGTGCGGTAGTAGTATCAAATAACGCAACAAAACCAGCCGTAGCTGAACCAGTAAAAGAAATTCCTTTTACACGATTGCGTCCAAGAACCAAAAAACCACTACCGTTTAGGTGTGCTTGTTTTACATTAGTCTGATTCACAATTAATCTCCTTGTTTAAACATAGGAGCCGAAGCCCCTGAGATTAATTAAGCTTGGCTTGGGTTAGCAGAACCATCGCTGTCTTTTACAATATATCTTATAGTCAAGACACCAGCACCAGAGGTGGCGGTGACGTTAGCCTGTGTAAATGTAATGATTGCATCGCCCGTGCCTACGTTGTTACACAATACTGCGCCAGCGGCATTGTTATTGCCTAGCAGTAAGTTAACAATACCTGTATTTGTAAATACGCTTCCGTTTGCGGCTGTGTTAATGGCTGTGCCATTTACAAACAAAGCATATGTAGGAGTGGTAGTTGCATATGCAACAGTGGTGTTAAACGTAGCGTCTACGATTTGCGAACCAGCGGGTATTGTAAAAGCAACCGTACCCGCCGTAATGTCCGTGTACAAAATAGCTTTGGATTGGGCAACTAAAGTAGCACCCATGTTACGAATAGTTCCAGCAGTAGTGCCAGTTGTGTTTTTTACTGTACCCAATAACCAAGGGCCTAAGTGCGTTGCGAATCCCATAAGAATATCTCCATGCGTTATGGCGTATCAATCTGCATGAGGTCAGCCGAGCCTGTTTGATACACCGATGATTCTCGGATTGCTTAAATATACACTAAAACAAAAAAAAGAAAAGGGGGCTTGTGACCCCCTTCTCTATTTTTTTATTAAGACGAACCGGGTGATCCGAAGATACCTAGTGGGTCTGATACGCCGAAGCTATAACGCTCACGGGCTTTGTAACGAACGTTACCAGTGTCAAAGTCTCCATCCATACTGTTTTGCAACGGAGTACGAACAAAGTGCTTCAGACCGTTAGGAACGTCTGTCATCAAGAACCAAGCATTGGTGTCGGTCAAATAGTGGTTAACTGTGTAACCCTCTGGGATTGAACCGTTGTTCTTCAATGCGTTGATATCGTTATCGGTAGTACCGACACGCAACTCAGTCTCTAAGAGGCGAGTAGCAACGAACATCAATGCAGGTGGAACGACCAATTTCTTGGGTTTAGCCGCAATCAAAAGGCCGCGCTCGTCTGTCCAACCAGCGATTTGAATGACAGCATTCTCAAGAGAAGTCTCATTCAAGTCAGCGCCAGTAGTAGGACGATTGCTGTTGGTGCCACCAGAGATCAATGGATGGGCTGTTGAGCAAAGCACAACGCCGTCACCGTAAGTCACTGTAGTGGTGAACGCATTGTTCAACACATAAGCGGATTTGACCTGCTTGGTGTAAGCCATAGCACGAGCCAATGCTTTGGTATAGCGGCTAGACAACGAGTCATACAAGTTGTCTTCCACTGCTTCTTCAGTTATGGAGAAGCCCATTGCGATGGTTTCGTGGTTGTAACGAGCTGTCCATGCTTCTTGTGCATTGTCATAAGCGATGGCAGAGCCTTCGTTCTTGACTGGTGCGGCAGAGAAGCCTGACAGTTTTGTTTCCTCTTCAAAGCTACGCTCTGATGTCTCAGTTTCGTAGATCTCTTTATGCTCTTCGCCGTATTTGGCGTACTCAAGACCGAACAATGCGTTCAAGCCGGGGAGCAGTTCTTTGAGTAGTTGTGCGCGTGAAATTGCCATTTCTTACTCCTTAGACACCAGTGGTGTTGTTGTACTGGTGCGTGTTGATTTTCACCAACAGCTCGGTGTAAGTGTCAGCCGCAGTAGCGGTTTCTGGCACAACATCAATCACCCGAATTGGGATAGTGGCAGTAGTACCAGCACCCGTTAAAGTTACAGCATAGGCAGAATCACCAGTGGTAGTGTTACCAGCGTTAAGAACCAATGCCAAGTTAGTACCTACTACGGTACGGCCAGCAGAACTCATGGTAGTTCCAGAAGAAACAACAGCTACTTTAAAAAGAGCCATAGGATCATCAATAACATACGCATAAGCTGGGTTGGTGGCAGTGCTGATAGATGCGGGTAAATACTGACCCTGCACGGTTTGACCGCTAGAGTTTACATATTGACCGCCCACACAGACACCGACAATAGTGCCAGCGTTAGTAGAGGTTGAAAGAATCAGATAACCTGTGCTGTCGATTTGAACTGTATCTCCAAAGAAGATAGCAGTACCAAAAGAGGCCGCTACAGGAATCTGCCGAAATGCACCAGCGTATGGCATTCCATCAATACGATTGATGGGTTTTAGACCATATGGTGCCGAGACAGTGGGGTAAGCCATGTTTTAAAGCTCCAAAAAATTAAAGACCTTTTCCGAAAGTTACCTTAGAGCTACGTTCTTTAAACATAGGCATCCGAGGATCGCTCTCGCGCATATAAGTGTTATCCACAGAGGCCATCTGCGCTTCAGCTTGTCGCTGGAAATGCGCGTCACGGTCTTGAGTAAATTCCACTGGGGTTTTACAAAGCAACAAGCCACCGATCTCAATACTGTCAGGAAAGCGATTAGCTTGCCCGCTCATAAGAATGATCTCAGGATGCTCAGAAGCCTTTACAGGTTCCCAACCTTCGCGTAATTTAGAGGAAATATTCATGGTGTCAGCCGAGCCGAGGGTACTCAATCGAATCCAACGAAACGCATACCCGTCCTCTGGATGAGGGTCGGGTAGAAGTTGGGGAGGCATCCATTTACGGGTACGCTCCGTTTGTGCGCGAACTTCTGTGTCGCGGCTTGCTCTCGTTTGTTTGACTTCACTCATGCTAAATTCCTCATTTGTTCCGCAACCTTACGGGCATAAAGTTCCAAAGGAACTCCCAACCGCTTGGCGATATTTACTTGGGTTTGAGATAGAACAACCTTTTTAGGGGAAGAGCTTCTCGTTGCCGGTGCCACATTTGATTTCTGGCGCTTAACTTCCTTCTCAGGTTCGTCAGCGGGTTCGTCAGACTCAAAGTAATCTGGGAACACTTGTCGCATACGGGCATTTACACGCTCGTAGTATTCGTCTGAACTTAGATCGACTCCCTGTTTAGCCAACTTAGCGTGAACGCCAAGTGCAAAGCTAGTCATTTCATCGTCATCGCCAAACCATTCGTTATTTTGCCTCCATTTTTGTGCCTTTTGATCGACATAAACTGGTGGCGCAGTAACTTGTTGTGTTTTTACCTCATTTTCCTGCTCCTGTAAAGGGGCTGGCCTATAGTTTTCGGCTCTTTCAGCCTTAATCTTCACAGAAGTGAGGTTTTCTTGAGCATTTACCAGTGCTTCGCTATCACCAGACTCGTAAGCCTCACGATATTGACGCTTGGCCTGCTCTAATTCAGTGGCTAAGACCTTCTTAGACTGCTCAATATAGGCAGATTGACCCTGACTGAGTGAACCTTTGAGCTTTTTGTTCTCATCGGCTATCAATTGGGCGGCTCTTATTGCCTCTTCTCGCTCTCTGTCGGCCTGTTCCGCCTTGCGATTGGCTTCGTGATACCCTTTTTGGAGGTGTTGTAAACGTTTCCGAACCTTTTCGCCGTAGCTATTAAGCTCATCTTCGTCTAAATCCTTCGGAGCATCGTCCATTTTCTTGTGACGCTTGGATTCAGTGGGTGTATCGTCTACAACCTCTATCTCAGTATCAGGAGTTTCCTCCATTTCAATCTTGAGCTGGGGATCTGTATCAATAACTCTGCCACCTTTGCGTGGATTTTCCTTTTCATCGGGAAATTCAAACTCGGTTTTCTCTATTTCAGCCATGTTCTACTCCTTATACACGGGTTATACCGCGAGGATCTTGCACAACGGCTTCTACAGAGTCATCATTAATGATTCGGAACTCCTTGCCATGAATTTTGATGCGTGTTCCCGTATTAGGACGTACCAAAACAAAGTCTCCCTGCTTGCACGATGGCCCAGAGGGGAATCGTTTCTCGTCTTTAAAAGCATCAGGCCCCATCTTTGCCACAAAAAGTACTGGTGACAGTAACTCTTCATATTGCATGGTCTGACTTGCTTTTGCCAGTCCACTATCGTATTCCTCTTCAGCTTCTGGAAGAACGCACAGAAGATGATAGGTAACAGGATCGGGAACTTGTCGTGCTTTTTCCTCAGCACTCTCAGGTAACACAGATATGTCTTTCGTATCTAACGATTGACTAATCAAAATCTCAGCCATAATTTTCCTTATCGCAAAAGGCTACAAAAAAACACACCAGTACGCCTCTGAAATACTGGGTGCAGGGGAAATTAATCTTGATCTTCAGAATCCCTTAAATTCTTACCCAGCTCTTTGATTTCCATCTGGGCGATCCTTAAACCTCGGATAGTTCCACACAGTTCTTTGTACTCTGCGTAGTCCTTTGCGGCTCCATCATTTACTACCATCTGGTGTTGACCAATATGGTCTTCCAACTTGGCACTAAGAATTTCAAATATTTTGTATTCCATCATTCTTTACCCTCTGGTTTCTGCTGTGCTTGCATAGCTTGCATTGCCATTTGCTGTTGCGCCTGCTGTTGTTGCATAGCCGCCTTTTGTTGCTCTTGCGCTATCTGCTGTTGGTGGATCTGATCTCGCTGGATCATCTCTTGTATATGACGCTCAACGGCCATAGACGGATCTTCTGTTGGCTTTGCCTTTAGATCTAACTCTGCTTCTTTGATAGCAAGTTCAACCTGCTTTGCCGCAATATCCGCTTGCACCTTTTGCTCCTTGATGCCAACTTCTTTTGCCCGTATCTGCAACTCTTGTTGTTGCATCTGAATGATCGGATCCTGCGCTTGTTGCTGGGCTTGTTGCTGTTGGGCTTTTGCCATGTTTTCTTTGAGCAACTGGGCAGATCCCTGTGCAACCATTCTGGATAGTTGGACTTCGATATCCTCTGGCAACTCTGCATCTGGTGGAGGCAAAGGAACACCAACTTGCTCTTCTACTTTCTGTCTGTAGTTGAACGCTAAGTGTTCTGCAATATGCGCCATGATTGCCGCTTGCATTTGCTGTGCCATTGGGTTCTGACCAATAGTTGCCGCCATCATGGGATCTTGCATAAAAGACTGATGCGCCGTAATGTGCGCTTCGTGGTCTTGATAGATAAACGCCTTTGTTGGCTCTCCTTTTAAGAAAGCCATGTTCTCGCTTATAGGATCTCTTGGTTGCTGATCTCCCTTAACAGGAACTAACTTATCAGCGTTTTTAATTCCTAGAACTTCAATCATCTGCCTATGTAGATTAGGTAAATCATAGATCTGTGGCGCTTGAGAAGACAGCTGAATAACAGCTTGATACTGCATGATCCTCTGCGCCATAGTAGAGGAATTAGGATCTGACACGGGGATAACGTCCACCATGTCATAGTCTTCTTTTTTAGCTTTTCTGCTACCGCTCTCAGGATCGTATTCATACTCATCAGGTGTGTAGTCACGAATGATGTTCTTTAAGATCTTGAACTCTTGCTTCATTGAATAATGAACACGGGCTTGCACCGCACTCATTGTTTTCAACTGTCGCTCCAATAAAGCCAGCGTAGTTCCCACAGGAGAGTTAGCGCTCATATCGCTGATCTTCATATCAGCAATAGAACCTAATCGTCTTCCCTCTTCAGTGATCCTATCTAATAGAGTAGCTAGAACGTTACTTGGCTCCTTATAGGGAAGTGCCATGATGTTGTCTTTAATCGAACCACTTGGAACGTCAACATCTCTAAACTCTCCGGGGGCGATAGGCGTATCGTCACCCTTAACTCTTAATCCTCTAGATTTCAATCCACCCGGCAAATTGGAAAGAGTTCCAGCATCAATCAACTGACGGATCAGTGATGTACCAGCCCTAGCGTATCCGCCGATTAAATGTATATATCCAAATCCATAAGCACCAAATCCCGGCACATAGTCATACTGAACCATATGCTGACGCTTTAATCTTAGATCGTCTTCTTCATCCCAGTTACGATAAACAGATAAAACTTTTCCAGTGCCGGCATCTATGCTCACTATATAAGGAACAGCGATCTCATCCTCGTCCTCATAGCCGGGAATATCCAGATCAATCTGTACTTCATAGACTTGATATCTATCGTCATCAGTTAAAGAGTAACCCTGCTCTTCGGCCTTCTTCTTTTCTACGTCAGTATGAATAGCAACTGGTTCTCCAAGATCTACATCTCTGTAAAAGCCAGCGGCTTGTAATTTACGGATATCGTTCTTTGTCTTACGCATTACATGGGTAACACGCTCCGCAGTTCTCGCTCCACTAGATCCATAGGGGATGATTACATCCTCTGCTGGTATATATATAGAGGTCTGACGATTTAGCGATGGATCAAAGTAGACTTTCTTAAAAGCACTACCAGATAAGCCGAGGTTAAACAACATCCGCTCATGCTCTGGACGATACTCAGGCATAGCCTCAGTTAACTGATAGTTCATATCAGTTCTAACCCGCTCGGCGGCATCTTCTTTTAATTTATTAATAACTCCGATGATCTCGGTCTTCACGGGGCCGTGAGAGGGGAAAGTCTCAATAATTGTTTCCGACTGAAACCTAACAGCGGCTTCTGTCAATATAGTTGAGAAAACACCACAGGCTCCATTCCAAGGTTCTGTTCTCTCTTCATACTTCATGCCAAGGACTTCTAGTCCCTTGACTAACATCTCCACCCAGTCTTTACGAGAATTGATATCCGCCTCTACTAACTCTACGACTTCGGATCCTAGTTTCTCTAGTTCCCCTTCGTCCATAAACTCGGCCAAGTTTGAATCAAACTCTTCACCATCTTTAGATTCTGTCTCAGGCTCTATCTCAATCTCCAGCCCGTCCATTCCTATATGAACGCTGTCTGGGTTTTCAATTTCAATCTCCAGATCAGGTTCTGTTAAAGATTCCAATCCTTGTGGTGCTTCGTACAAACTTTTAGCGATTGCCATATGTATCCTTAATAATAAACTTGCTTACGTCTAAAGCTCTTTAGCTCTTCTCGCTCGTCACTTTCCAGACGCAAAAACCCGCCCTGTCTGAATCTTATCAGCGCTTGGGTGCTTGAGTCCACCAAATCGTCATTCGGCGCATTAGGAAACGCCGCCATCTCTTCCACTAATTCAGCCGCCCATCTAGTCTCTGGACACCATACTTTGCCAGATCTAAATAAATCAGATACAGAATTAATCCTCACAAACTTATCATTACCTCTGCTCGGAGTGTACTCAGAGACAACAATCCCCATCTGTCTCAACTCAAAGATCAAAGGAGATCCCGCCGCTTTAGCTTCAATTACAAAAGCATCAGGCTCCCACTCCATATAGTTCTTATATGCCTTTTCCTTCAACTCAGGAAACTCCATCCTCTTCTTAAACGCATCCAACAAAATAATGTTTGCATCATTCTCGTTTTCGTTTAAATAGAAAACCCCCCAAGTCGTACAGGCCGAGTAGTCACTTCTCTCATTCTTTGTAAAAGCGGTGTCCCAACTCTGGATAATAAATTTACAAGGAGGCGGATCCTCTTTCTCCCAGACCTTCCACCACTCCCTCTTAACAATAGCACCCTCTTCACCCGTGGGACTTTGCTGATACTGAGCATTCCACTTAGACGGTGGTAACTCTTCTCTCAAAGCCTCCAACTGATCCAACGGCCAGAACTCAGGCCATAGAGGTTTTCCACTCGGCATGATCGCAGGAAGTTCAATGATCTCCCACTCCTCACCCTTGTCCCTACCCATCGCATCTTTTATAACCCGACCAGTAAGATCCCTATCCCCCCAACGGGTCATCACGATAACAATAGAACCACCCGGCTGAAGTCGTTGCCTCGGCCCTGACGTATACCACTCATACACTTTATCGTATACAGACGGATCACTAGCCGCCAATGCCGCCTCCTGCTCTGAATGCGGATCGTCAATAATCAATAGATCAGCACCCTTACCTGTCACTGTTCCGCCAACACCAATAGCAAAATACTCGCCTCCTCCAGAGGTAGCCCACCTGCCAGCGGCCTTACTATCCTGTCTGAGATTAACGTTAGGAAATACTTTACTGTACTGTTCACTCCCAACTAAGTTCCTCACCTTACGTCCAAAGCCAACAGCGAGATCTGCCGTGTTAGAACACTGAATTACTTTCTTCTGCGGATACTTCCCCAAGAACCAGCTCGGTAATAAATAAGAAGCAAACTCCGACTTCGTATGACGAGGCGGCATATTAATAATCACCCGCTTAGTCTTCCCCTCCGCAATATCCTCAAACTTCTTAGCCATCAAAGCGTGGTGTCTCCCAGATATAAAACCCGGCCACATCTCCTTCACATAATCCAAAAACTTGACCTGTGCTTTCTCCCGCTTCACCGCGCCAGCGTACTCATTCACCTTATCCATAAACGACTCATACTCCGCAGGATCAAGTTTCTCTATCAGCTCTTCCAACTTCATAGTCTTACTCTATATTCCTAAAATTAACATACACAGGCCGAATACTCCTCTTCCCCTCAATCCTCTTAACAACTCCTAGATCACACAACCTATCCACAATCTTCTTCGTATTAGCCACGCTACTCTTACTCCTCTGATTCCCTATATCCCTAAGAGTAGGACTAAACCCATACTTCTTCCACCACTCATCAATGATTAAAAATACCTCATTCTGTACTGGACTCATTTCCACTCCCATACATTCTTCAAAACTTAACTCCTTTATCTTAGGAGCCATGCCTCTATTTAATACTATTTTCTTCGACCAATGGAAACGTTTCCATTGCTCTCCCTCTAAAGTTTTCAAAATATATACCCCCCTACCCCTTTTGTATTATTTTTCATAGGGGGTGGGTTCGCTGTGAGAGGGGGGTGGGTCTTCCATACTGGAAAAATCTTGGGATTGTTCGAGTGGAATAGTATGTTTAGCGAGGTCGGGAGTCCCGTTTTGGCTTGGGTTGGTGGGGGTCGGGTGGGGTTCGCTGTGGGTGGAATCGGCAAGCTCTGCCAGTAGTTCGTTGGGGTCTATGGTTTCTATGTCGGTAACATTACCACTAAACATTGTGCGTATCTGTTTAAGTAGTTCTGCTTTGGCATTGTCACTAGATCTAATAATGGTCGTTTCTCTTCTTTCGGTGAAGGCTGAAACCTCTGTCACAGTTCCTAAAACCTTTGCGCTTGCTACCTTTGTGGCTTGCTTTGCTTCGGGGTCAATCAACACGCTAACGAGGGATTGAATGACCAATGCTCTCAAAGCTTCAGGTGTTCTATGTTTCTGCGCCTCTAATGCAAGGGAGAGGGCTTTTGTCTCCGCACTTATTCGGGGATCTCTGGCAAGCCTAGAACCCGCATCACCCGCAGTTTTAGGTTTAGCAGTCTTAGAGTAAACCGCTCGGTAGCTACCCGCTTTAGTATTACCCTTTGCCAACTCTAGGGCGAATGTCTTTTGTTTGTGGGTTAACTCTCTGGAAACGGCTTTCCCTAATATGTCAGCCATTGGGACTTGCTCTAGTCCTTCCCTTATTTGCTTCCTTGTTAATTTGTGCATGGACTGATTCGCTTCGCTGTTTAACATGATCGCATTCTAGGGTAACAAATAGGCAAAATCAATCGGTTATGCAAATCCCATAAAAATAATTGTGGCAAATAATGCGTTTTTTAATACTTTCGCTTGCTTGACAGGGTCAACCGATATATCGATACTTGCGTTGTAGGTGCTACATGATGCGATCATGTAACAGTTACATAAACCCCTAACGAAAGGCACAACATGAAAACGCAGACGATATTAAACAACCTCACGCTAGAACAGGCTGAGGCATGGAACGAGACAAGCGAAAAATATTTATTTGTCGATTATGAAATTGTCTCCCAGTATGGAATCAGTCTAAACAGCTTGCCAAATAACAATCTGCTAGAAGCCATTGAACGCAAATTCGAGAAACTTTTAGGCAATAGAGCAATTCCCCTGACTTATGACCAATGGCAAGAAATTGCCCGTTCTATGCAATGGGCGGAAGATTTACCCCAATGGGATAAAGACCACGACAGAACACCGACCCCCGTAACTTGGCTAACTATTTGAATGGGTCAATCTAAGCCCCTTCGGGGGGTTTAGGTGGAAACATTACCAACCACGAAAGGGAAACTATGACAGTAATCAAAATTGGGCATTCGGCTTACAAAGGAACTAATGCGCTTCGCTTCTGCTTTAGTAGGGCGCAAGCTGTGCGGGTTTTATGTAATCGGGGAATGAAACGCACGCAAGCCCGCCTAGCTATTAAAGCCCTAACAGCCAAGCAAATAGGTTGCATAACGATCAATTATGAGATCTGCGAACTGGCAGACATGACCGAAATATTAAGCAATCCCGACCTCAGAAAACAACACGGCTTTTATGCGACTACAAAGGAAATCAAAGCCACTTGGAAAAACGCACCCGAACTTTGAAAGGTAAACCATGAAAACATATTGCAAGCGAATACTGGCAAAAGCGCAAAAGGAATTAGACGCACCCCGCCCTTTGGGTTATGTCCTAACCAATGCCGAATACAAACGCAGACTGTATTTAATCAATCATGAAAAAGACCTCGCCCGCTTCGCTTTAGGGTTAGAGATAACCACAGCCGAGCCACTCGAAACTTTACAGGCGGAACTCTTCGCATGATTTACTTAATCGCTTGCAGTAGCAAAAAAGGCACTATGCCCACGCAAGCCCGTGATTTGTATCAGGGTCAAGCCTTCAAATTCTCTCGCCAACTGGCAGAAAAGACAGGCGCAGATTATTGGATTCTCTCGGCTTTGCATGGGTTAGTTCGCCCCGAAGAAAAGATCGCACCTTATGACATTTATTTAGGTGGCATGACCAAGGCACAGCGAACCTCATGGGCAATTAAAACCGCCCAACAAATCAAACGGGCGGGACTGACTGACAGCCCCGTCACCTTCCTAGCGGGCGGGCTGTATGCCGAGCCACTAGCGCAAATCTTCACCCACGCAAATCGCCCACTTGCGGGAATGGGAATCGGGCAACAACTCAGCTATTTAAAAAACCAACTGGAAGGGAAAGCATGAAAACAGCAACATTACTAATTTACACCCCGCTTGGAACTACTGGCATTTGTGTGGCAGTAATTTACAGACGCAACCAACTACAAGACTTTTTAGGACACAAAGCCGACCTACAAAGCCTTTTAGAAAAAGCCATTGTTTACCTAGAAAACCAAAAATTTACCCGCTTGAAGGTAAACGGCAAGATTTACAACTTTAAAGACTTTTTAATGAAAGGCACAGCATGAAAACCATCACAGTCAAAATAAAACAGGTCTACGGCAATACAGTCGCATACCCCGTGTGCGAACAATCCCGACTACTGGCACAGCTTGCGGGAACTACCACGCTAACCATTCAAGCCCTTAAAACCATCAAAGCATTAGGCTTTGAAGTAATTCAAGAAACCCACCAACTGCAAGGAATCTAAACCATGAAACTATTAAACGGGATCGCCCTAGTCGCTTCGCTGTATTTATTCCCATTAACTTTTTTTGGGTTTATCTATCACGCTTTTACGGGCTTGCAAGCCCTTGTTTTAATCGGGTTTAGCCTGATCGCTTCATTCTATTTCGCCCATCAAGTAACTATCCACAAGGACTAAACACCATGCAATTACTATCCAAAATTTTAGGTGACGCAGACCATTTGCCCGAACTTTACAAAACGAGTTGGCATTACAACCCGAAAGAATCGGCACAAAAAAACCTAGAAGGTCGCACCCATTATGTCGAACCCTCTACGCTTCGCTACTTTAACTCTCGCATTGTCTCGGCTTTGCCAGTAACAAACGGGGCTTTTTTTAAGATTGTCGAATCACTAAGCCTAGACCACAACAACACAAAACGGGGCTTTCGGGCTGTTCTTTTCGACATTTTTGGAACTGTGGTCTATCGCCCCGACCTAGACCAATGTTTTACAAGCACAGAAAAAGCTAATAAAGGGTTTTTTTGGTGGTTTGAAACCTTTAACGAATTCGAGCATTATCACAATGCAATTACTTGGAAACTTCAAAAGGTGGAAAAAGAACAAATGCAACTAGCCGAGGTTTTGCAGACCTTGAACCAAATACCCTACACCCTTACAGAAGAGGAACTTACAGCATGAAACCGCAATTTTTATTCTATTTTGAACACGAACCCGAAAGGGTTGCAGTAGATGACCGACAGCGCACAGCCCGTATGCTTCGCAGTTACCGCAACAAGCCCGCAGACTATCAGATCACCCGCACAGCCCCGAATTCTTACAGCGTAAGGGTTAAGGGTTTCCCCAGTCCCATCATCATTCATTCACAGGAAAACATAGCATGAAATTACAACTAGACAACGACCCCGAAGTGTATCTATCGGGAAGTGGTGAAAAGTGGACAATTATTTGTCAGGGTTCGCCCCTTTGCGACTACAAAAAAACAGCTTTTGAAGCCCTAGCAGTAGCCAAAGAATTCAAGATGCAACCGCACTCTTTTTACTGGGACTCTACCGAACTGGCATTTATGCCCCGCTCAGATGTAGACCATTTTCAAGCAGACGAGGCACAAGCCTTCACCCTTACACACTCGCCTAGCCCCGCCCCTAAAGACACAACCCGCCCCCTATTTTGAAAGGTAAACCATGAACAATAACCCAATGATCGCCTACCACGCCCGCAAAGATAATACGGGATGGCGGGAGGTATGCCGATACCCCGCCAACTGGGAAGGATGGCACAGCTTTGATAAATCCATGATCGAAGAACTATTGACCAAAGGTGAAAGCGTTGTCACTTGCGGATGGAATATGTATCAGGTATTGAAGGAATCCACACAATGAACCACGCACCCGCACAATACATAAATGCGGGTTATTCCTACGAGTTAGGAAGAACCCCCGCCCAATCCCTCCGCACCATGCTAGAGGCTGAGAGCCTAGAAGATCGCACCGAAGCCCGCCAACTGATAGAAACTGGCAGAAAAGAGGCACGAAACCGCCCAAGTCATACGCTATCAGAAGGAAAAAACCGATAGAAAAATAAAATTGGAAACGATTACCACAACCCACAATATACCTGATATATTTCCCTTCCCACTAACACCTAGAAAGGTAAACAAAATGAACGCATACCAAGCCAACGGCTTCAGAGATCGCAAAGACTATTTGGAATCGCTTTGTGAAGAATACGACCGCACGATTGTGCTAACACTGGCAGATTTGCTAGGGCAATCAGAAGATTTTGATGGATTAGTTACCAGTTTAGAAGATTATTCAGAAGGATATTAACAATGAAACTATTTAAAAACCCACGGGGGAACTGGGCTTGCGAATCGCAGATCGATCTAACAGACGATTTGGTTTTGATCATTCACACGACCAAAAGATTTTCGGGAAACCTAGTCACCACGGCACAAGTAGCCAAGTTGGAAACAAATGGGTGGACTTCACACAAACCATTCTCCGACTTCAATAAAACGCTAATCAGCGAATCACGCAAAGCCACGCAAAAAGCCACTAAGGAACAGCACGAAAGGGTTTTTAGTGACCTAGACACATGGCAAGAACTCAGATATCAAGCCATTGATTTTTACAACCAACCCGCAACTATTTAAGGAGAAACCATCATGCCAAATTGGTGCAACAACGAATTAACTATTTCCCATCCCGACAAAGCCATGATCGACCGAGCAATAAATGCTTGGAATACTGGCAGATTTTTAGATGAATTTATCCCTGTGCCATTCGACCTAAAAGAAACCATCAAAGGTTTTTTAGGTGGTAATGATCAGAAGGAACTGGAAGAAAAGCAGAGGCGCAATGTAGAGCAATACGGATACGCAACATGGTGGGACTATTGCGTAAACGAATGGGGAACTAAGTGGGATATCGGCAAGAGCCAAGACTACGACAACGAGCCAACCATTCTCAGCGATAACAGCTTCCATGTTTACTTTGATTCCGCATGGTCGCCCCCTGTAAATGCTTATTACAAATTAGTGGACATGGGTTTCAAGATCGAAGCCTATTACTTTGAAGGTGGTATCGGTTTTTGGGGAGAGTTTAAAGATGGTGAAGACCACGAATTTAGCGCAACCAGTTACGAAAGAATACCGACCGACATACGGGAAATGTTCGGCATTGAACCGCCCGAAGATGAAGAGGAAAACGAAGAAGTGAAGGAGATCCAAGAATGAAAATCGAATTAAAAAACATCAAGTATTCAGAGTTTGCAAGTGAAGAAACTAACTGCTACGAGGCAACGATCTACATTGACGGCAAAAAGGTGGGGACTGTAAACAATGGCGGGAAAGGTGGATGCGACAACATATATCCCTACGAAGTAGAGACACGCATAAACCAATACGCTAAAACTTTGCCAGTTCGCAAGTTGGGCTTTATAGATCCGCAGACGGGCAAAGAATTTGAATGCCCGCAATCCGCAGAAACTATCTTCGGTGAACTAATGGATGACTACCTACATGGCAAGGATCTAAAGAAAGCATTGAAGACAAAGATTCTTTTTATGCGGGATAAACAAGTGTGGGAAACCAAGCGCATGGATGCCATTACTTTCAAAGCCACTCTAGCAAAAGGCAATGATGAACTAATCAAGAACCTAAAAGCTGAAGTGATTCTTAATTTTCTACCAATGGACAAAGCATTACAGCTTTACAAGGAAGGATCTAGACCATGACTATTTACATTTTGCTAGAAGATGGGGAATTCGTTTCCGCCTACCGCACCCGCAAAGAGGCTGAGAAATCAGCAATAGAAAACGACATTCGCAATATGCACATTATTGAAACCACTTTAAGAGGTTAGACATGAAAACATTCCAAATCTTTCAAACAGTAAGTTATGAATATTTTGTTGAAGCTGAATCAGAAGAGCAAGCAAAAAATAAAATTTTATGTAACCGATTAACTCCCAGTAGTGAAGAACTCATTGAATGGGTTTACGCAGACGAACATGATGGGGTTAATTGGACATATGAACCAGTAACAAATTCATAGGGGAAAACATGAAAACATATTTAGTAAATGCTAGTTATTTGACCTATTGCAGAGCATTCATAGAGGCAGAAGATGAAGAACACGCATTAGACCTAGCGCACGAAATGGGTGGAGATGGGTTTAAACAAGAAGGTTTGGGTGACTGGGAAATTGATTCAATAACTGAAATGGAGGTGCAACATGGATAAATTTTGGCAAGACGCAGAGCAGAAATACAAAGCTATTCAACTGATGGGCTTAGAACTAATGGGCAAGACCGATACGATCATGCCCATGCTCAAAGGCTTTGTGCTTGAAGGCAACGAGGTGGGACAGTTTCCCGACTTACTGGCAATGTTTTTATACAACGACAAGCAGACGGCAGACTCAGCCGATTTGCAAAAGTATGTAGATCAAGCCATTGAACAGATCAAGAGCAATAGGGAAGTAAACAAAGATGTTTACGAAATCCCTATGGATGTTCTAGAAAAGAAATACCACGGCTGTGGCAACGGCATAGCAGTAATTGACAAGACAACCCGCAAGGTTATCGACATTGATTACACGACCGCAAGGCTGAAGGTAATAACCGAGCAGAACATTTCCATGTGCAAGTCTGCGGGCAAGATCATTAAGGAAGACGAGAAAACGATTACCTATCGTGCTAACTTTTCGTCATGCCAAGTCTGTTTATTCTAGGGGATGCAATGACCGAGAAATGGATTGTATGCAGTGGTAATTTGCTCGAAGGGCATGAATTCTATGGGCAGTTTAGTTCGCACGAACAAGCGCAAGAGTGGGGGCAAAAAAACTTTGATGTATCGGGTTTCCATATAGCAAAGATGCGCCCCATTCTTAACATAGAAAAGATGACAAGCAGTGAATGGATTGCATACAGAGAAGAAAAACTACACGACTACTTTGCATCAGGAAAGGAATTAGTTCCAAATCCTAAGTGCAAACAATGCGACACGCATAACGACTATGTGTGTTTTTACTGTGAACTACATCAAATGGGGGAATAGCATGAAAAAACAAATCACCGACTGGAAATTAGTAATCCTGTGGGATGACGATCAACGAGAGATCATGGGCAATTCGTTACCAGAATGCGTTAAGGATGAAATCAATACGCACTTAAACGAATTGGAAGACTTGCGGGAAGAACACGACTTAGGCTTGCGAGATTGGGCATACAGCTTTACGCATGACCGAGAGGATTCGGTAGACGCAATGCAATGGAACGCATACACCGCCCCGAAGTTTGAACCCGCAGAGGAGTAAACCATGCTAACAGAAGACTACGAAAAAATTGCCAGTAAACACGATCTATTGCTTAGCGATCCGCTTATTAACTTTGCGGATGATGTAACAGAAGAACGAATGAAGTATGTTATTCGTCAGCTTTTATTGGATTACAGCCCGAATGAACTAGATCGCTTGACGGGATTAGATGAGACAACTTGCCTAAAGATTTGCCATGAAATGATTGTCAAAGATCATGGGCTTACGAACCCGAAGGATTGGAAAGCCCAACAAGTAGACGAGAACCTATGGGGAATCTATGGGGATGCATGGGGGGAATGGATAGACGATAGCGGAAACTTTCTATGCTTCGACAGTAAAGAATTGGCAGAAGAATATATCAACGAGGAGATCCCTAAATGCTCACGATAGAACAGCTTCAAAAGGTTGCCAGTATGTTAATCAAAGCATACCGAACCGAAATTGTGCGGGATGAGGATTGGTGGTTTTATTTGGATGATTGTTGTTTCAACATACACAACAACGGCAGAGAAGGCACAGGGGATTACAGCATAAATGTTTACGGGTATGACAGCGAAGATAGAGCCGACTATTCACATTGGATAGATTTACAACCAACTTATTTAGGATTTGAAAATGAACTATGTATGTAATGGGTATTGGAAAGACACAAAGGAAAACTTTATTGGAATGGTTGTCTCAGATCAAGAATGGGATGGATTAGAAGACGCAAAAGATGAGCGCATTTTCTACTACACGGATGGATTCCCAGTAACAGGGGATCATGGGGAATTTGTAATAACAGAAGGAGTATCAGCATGAAGACACGCAACTTAACTTTTCACGCAGACCCCGCACACGGGTGGTTAGAAGTATCTCTCGCAGATATCCACGACTTTGGAATAGGTGACAGGATTAGCCGTTACTCTTACATCAAGGGTGATCGCGTATTTCTAGAAGAAGATTGTGATGCGGGAGTCTATCTAGAAAAAGCTAAAGAGGAAGGGTGGGATATCTCTGTTACAGAAAAGCATACGAACCACGATTCTTTTATCCGCAATCTTGCCAGTTTCCCACGCATGGGGGTATCAGCATGAAAAAAGAATTTATAGTTAAAAAATTAGTTGAGTATTTATACACGATTGAAGCCAACACCAATGAAGAGGCTGAAAACATTGCATCTTATTTAGATTGTGGCGATAACTTTCAAATGACAACCATTGATATTTCTGCCGAAAGTTTGGAAGACTATCAAATTAGCTTAGGAGTATCAGCATGAACATTCAAGATAAACATATACATGGTAATGGAAACAAATTTATTTTGGTGGTTACTTATGACGAGGCAGAAGACTTGGGCTTTGCTTTGCAAGATGTAATTGAAGATCTAGGCACAGGTAAACGCAAGGCAGAAGAAGCTACTGATACCTATTTTTATGGCTTTGAAATTAACGGGGGAAAATAATGAACACAATAGAACGAGAGGCATTCGCAAACTCATACTGCGGGAATGTAGCGCACCATCAATATAAAGAAGTGATGGAATTTTTAGAGGAATATTTTAAAACCGATCACATGAATTATTCATGCGACTACACAAGCATTGTTGATTCACTAGGAGTTTGGCGGGATGCCAAAGACTATCAGAAGAAACTATCCGAGCTTTATTACATAGAGAAAACCTTCACCGAGAACACGGGTGGCGGGTGTATGGTGGACTTTATCCAACTGAAAGATGGTAGGTGCATAGGATTAAATGATGAATGCATGGTGGTCTATCCTTCATATAACCTTTTCTATCACGATCACCTTTCCACTATCAACTTCCCAGTTATCAAGTTTGAGCCATGCTTACATGAAAGACACGAACCATACTGCCCCGCAAATGATGGGTTTCCCTGTAAGTGTTGGGACATTGACTACATAGCAGAGGTTGCATTAAATTCAGCTTGTGCCAAGATCCAAGAAATGTTAGATGTTCCTACTGGCACTCTTGCGGGAGAAGTCTTTAGTGGACAAAAGGGTGAGAATATTGGAGAGATCCTAAAGGATTACATAGCACAAGAAATGAACGCTAAACTCAACCCATGACCAAACCCGCAACAACCCTGTTCGCCCTGTTCCTGATGGAAGATGAGGATGGTAATGTTACCGCCCGCTCTGACTTCGTGGGACAAGGGGAGAACGCATTCGATCTAGGGATGGAGATCATAGGCAACCTCCAATTCCTAGAGTCCATGAATAGGAAACACCTACGGGTGGAGAAGTGCCTACTATCTTCCTACCATAATTGATTTGTTTAGGCTTTGGGTGAACTTAAACAGTCCTACCCTTTGGTGGTAGTCGTTAGCGTCTTCTCCGACTCTATCGCTCATCCAATAGGGTAGCCCTGTCTGCTTCGCAATTCTTTCGCCAGTTCCACTCTCGTCATTGTCAGCTACCACCATCCCGCCCGTCTTCTGTGCAACCTTCAACAGATTACCCGCAGAGAAACAAACATGGATGCTGTATTTCTTTTTTAATCCCCGTAGCGCATACCTCAGAGACAGAGCCGTAGCGTAGCCTTCACATAGATACGGATCACCCCCGTTGTTAAACACGAAGGTGGCATCCGAGGTTCGTTGTCCCAGTAGAAACTTCTTATCCCCGTCTTCCGAGATCATCTGGCAACCGACCACAACATTGTCCACTCGCATAGGGATCAGAAGGATTTTGTTCTTATCCTTGACCCATACATTCCCTGTCTCTTCGGGAAAACCCTTGCTCTTTAGATACGGGTGGAAAGCGAAGACTGATTCTTGGATCATCCGATTAGCTTTGTCTTGGGCTTCTTGTTGTTTCTTCTGCCGATCTTTGTCGGCTTCTTGTGCCATCCGAGCGATCTTTGTGTAGTTAATCTCCACGCTATCATCAGGTTTCCATACGGACACTTCAGAATCTACGGCATGGTTCTGCACAAAGGCATGAGTCCCCATAAACTTGACCGCCCCGTTTCTCTTGTTGGGGTGATCATCCGTCTGGTAACGTTTCCATTGCCCTATCGGGGGAACATGGTCTATGAGGATGCCATGCGCCCTGCAATACGAAATCAAATCCACTATCTACTCCTCTTGATCTTCCGAATGTAGGCTTTGATCTTGTTGTCTACAAACTTAACTACATCATGGGATGGTGGGGTGGGGGTATCGTGTAACCCTCTAGGCCATACTCCAAACTTATCCCGATAAGTATGCGCGGCTCGACCGCTCGACCACCCTTGGTTACGGACATACCACTGAAGCTGTGACCACCACGCCTGTTTATCTTCCCGTGTCATTGCGCCAGTTAGTTCTTGTAGAACACCAGCTTCTACCTCAACCTTGTTCTTTTTCTCCCTGACATGACCACAATGGATGCAAGTATCTGATCCTGACGGCCATAAATGCTGACAGATGGGACACTTGGACTCTTTCTTTTCCCTCTCGGTGGGTTCTTTCTTGGCTTTCTCCTTGCCATCATCCAGTTCTTGAACCCCGTTCTCATAGACTTCATCCCAATCACCACGAAATCTGAGGTAGTTTCCTGAGTGATCTAGCCATAGGGCAAACTCTTTCCCCTCATACGAGCGCATCACCCTACCCATCTGCTGAATGTGAGAGGACAAAGACTTGGAGAATGGGCGGGCAGATACTCCAATCACTACATCTGGAACATCAAATCCTTTAGTGAGAATGTCAGTAGCTATCAGCCCGTGTATCTCTGTATCTGGCTTGCTGAAATCCTCAATAGCATCCGCCTTGAACTGATCATCATCTTTGTAACTGATGCTTACAAAGTTGTAACCATGCTCTGCAAACTTCCTAGATAGATCTGTCCCATGCTCTACTCCCGAACAGAAGATGATTGTCTTGCGTGGCTTTCCGTATATCTCATGTGTTTTCTTGATCCACTCGGCAACGATATCGCCTGTGATCTTCATGCCCCGTTTGGTGGTTTCTCTCTGACTCCATTCGCCGGCCACCTTCTTGGCATCAGTCATGTCAATCTCCGTAGAGATAAACACCCTGAGAGGAACTAGAAACTTCTTATCCACCAACTGCTTGGTCGTTACTGTCGAGACTACATTGGAGTAGGTCTTGCCCAATCCTTTGGTAAATGGGGTGGCTGTAAGTCCTATCACCCGAATGTGTGGATTGTTCTTGATGAACTCCATTGTTTGCTGTCTGGTCTGGTGCGCTTCGTCCACGATTAAGAGGTCGAGGCCGGGGAAGTCACCCCTTTTCTCTAGTGTTTGGGCGGAGCAGACTTGGATATTCTCATAAGGTCGATACCGCCAGTGGCCTGACTGCATTACCCCGTGGTCTATGTCATAGCCGTTTAGCCGCTGGCTAGTCTGCTCACATAGAACGATCCTATCCAATAGCATTGCCGCCTTGTTGCCCTTCTTCTTTACGGCTTCAAGCAGAGCAATAGCCATCTCTGTCTTACCCGCCCCCGTGGGGGCATATAAGATTTGAGAGCGGTTGCCCATAGCAAATCCATTTCGGAGAGCTTCTAGCGTGTCCGATTGGTACTGTCTTAGTTCTAGTGCCATACTTCCCTCCAAGAAGCATTATTCATACTGTTTCAGTTTCTTTTGTAGCATCGCCACTTGGCGCTTTAGTTGGGCATTCTCTGACTGGAATGAGTCTCTACTCTTGGTGACCGCTACGATCTCTATTTTAGCTAGGCGTAGATCTTCTTTTAGTTCTGCTATCAGCTTCTCAGCCATGCTCTTATCTTCTACTGTCCCGTCTATGGATGCAATGGCTAACTGCTCTGTCAGCTTCTCGTTCTCTGCGATCAGGGCATCTACCATCTCATCCTTCTCGTCATGCTGTGGCTCTGGTAACGTTTCCACTTCCTTGGGCTTGACCTTGCGCTCACGGGTAACACCTTCCCCGTCTGTGAACTTGCGCTTCTCCTCCTTCGGGGTGGCTAGTGAGGCTCTGAGTTTTCCAACATACGGGTGGCTAACACCACAATGCCTAGCTATCTCTCGGTCACTCCACTTACCCCACTCAGCATCGTTGAGCATATCTAGGACACTCTTACGCTTGTCTTCCATACTGGGGCGTAGGCCGTGGGATCTGTTGGCTTTGTAGCTAAACAGCTTGGCATCCCGTAGCGTCCCTGCCACTACATCAGCGTTGATCCCCGCCTTGCCTAGCTTTAGGTGGGCAAAGTAGCGGTGGAATCCATCCGCCAAATAGTGGAATACACCATCATTAAAGACAGTAACTGGCGGGAATTTGTCCCCGCTCTCCATCGCTAATGCGTAGTCATCCACAGTTTCCTGACTGATCTCCGCTCTCGGTTGCGTTCCCTTATCAATGACGATTAGTTTTATGTTTAACATTTTGTTCCTTTATTCATTACCCATTGCCCAACCCGTACAGAATGCGATCCACTGCATCTGTATTCTTGGGTGACCATACCTCTTGCCGTTCCATTTCATCTCACTTTTCCCCTTGGTTGCCATCCAAAGCTCAAACTTCTGTCGAATCTTCTCCATCTTTTTTTCCTTCCCTAATAATTGGTGATTGTTTTATTGCTTCGTACTTAGCCTCTTCATAACCTATTTCGTAGGCATTCATGGCTAAGGTCACAGCGTTATCGTCTACGCCAGTCAGTCTTAACAGGCTTGCTAGGTCTTCTTTTTTCATTCTTCGCTACTCATCATAAATATTGCTACACCGATAATCACCACGATTGCACCACCCATGACAAGCAACATAACTGCCCAAGCAACTGTTTCAAGCATCTTGTTCTCCTAGTTCTGCAAGTTTCTCTTCCAATCTACGGATGCGCTGACGGTTGTATTCAACTACGCTAGTAGCGTACTCAAGGGACTTCTCAGCTTGCATCTTGCATATAGTTGCATCCCGCATCTCAATATCAATAATCTCTCTGAGCGTGCGCGGACGCAACATATCTTTGATAAAGGCTACCAATGTTTCTCGTTTAGTCATGTGTTCTTGCTCCTTAGTTTGTTACTGATATACGCCACAAGTTTGCCCATCGGGATGCGTCCGCTACCCTCTTCTTTGAACGCAACCCAACGCTCAACTTCCTCTACCTCCTCATCCGTCAGCCCAACCCAAGGTCGCTTGTAGTCTTGGATGTCATCGTCATCTTCAATCATGCTTGCCCCCTTGCTCTGATTGCATCGCCGTATGTACCACCACCTTCTTTCAGTATGTGGTCTACAAACTTTGCACACGCCTCACGCTCGGCTTCTATCGCTGGCTTGAGCATATCTATCGCTGTCTCATGCAACTTTTGTTGTATCTGTAACATCTCTGTCAACTTGGCAATCATTTCATCTTGTGTCATGTGTTCTTCTCCTTGTTTCTATCCCACTGTTCACCAAACAATTCGTCACCCATAGCCCACTGCAAGAGCATGGTGTACATGAGTCCTTCACCGCCAGTTTCATAAGACCGCTCTGCCCAGTACAGGCTGTTGTTCTTTGCGCCTTCTATGTATTGCTCTCTAGTTTGGCTCATGCTTGTCCCCTGCCATCTGGATGCTCATTAAACTCATCTACAGCCTGTTGGTGCGCTTGTGGTACGTTGCGTTTTAAATAACGCATGGCAGTTCTTTTCCAATGGGGCAAATTTACACAACTCTTGAAGATAATTTCGTTGGCCTCTTTCAACATCAGCGCCAGTTGTTTCTGATGCTCCATCACTTCATCTCTTTGTTTACACGCTTGTTCATATAAAGCGTATAGGGTTTCAATACCGTTTTGCTCACGCTCAGGCAACGGATGCCCCGATAGTTTGTATGCTTCGTCACGCCATATCTGTGCGCGTTTTTTGTGGTATTCACAGGTGGAACAGTCAGCCATTGTTCTTCTCCTTGAGCGTTGCCTCTGCCATAAAGATTGCCATTTGTTTTGACGGGGCGTTATCTTCAATCACCTTCACATCTTCTATCGTCAGCCCAACCCAAGGCTTCTCCAACTTAGACAGTCGATCACCCAACTCGCGTATACACACCCTAGCGATTGCTAGTTCTTCCATCAGTCTACGCACATGGTCTTGATGCGATGCAATCATGCGGTTGTTTGCTGGCACTTCATACACGGCGGGACGGCTTATCTTTTCCTCCCGTGTAGTCTTACGCATAGCCCTGATGTACTCTTGCTTTATGCGAGACTCCATCTCTATGCGGTTGAACTCTTCGTCTTCTGCTGTCATTCTTGCTCCTTCACAAACATAAGTAATGTGTTGCAGTCCCTAATGATTTCTGTTGCCAATAGCTTGGCATCATTGTGTATACGCCGATCTTCCTTTACGTTACGGCATCCTTCAATCATCTTTTCCATTGTTTGCTGGACAAGAATCCGTGTGTGATACAGCATTTCTTTGTCTGCTGTCATGCTCACCTCACTTCCAGCATTGAATCAGCGTACTGATATGCCGTGATAGTTATCTCTTCAACAACAAAAGATTCTTTCCCCTCTCTAACGATCAAAGCGGCCAAAGCCTGTGCCGCAAAGTAATCACGCATCGACATACCCATGTTGATGATCATTCCTGTTTTGTCTTTCGCTACCATTGGGAAAGCGGGTTGATTATTCATGTTTCTTTTCCTTTTTAAGTTTTAATAAAGCTTTGGCGAACAAGAGCAGACCTGCCGCATCGCCATCTAACATATCGTCTACGTTATCAAATCTTTGTTTATCAAAGTTCCACTCAAACTTTGTGACGGCTGTTACCCCGTACTTGTCAGCTAACCTCAGTAGTTCCATGTCCGTCATGCTTCGCCTTTCTTGCGTCTATACATCCCTTGCATACATACCTATGCATACCAGTCTGAAACGATAACTCACACCCCTTTTCGGGTATTGAACTCTTCTGGCATTTCCAACATAACTTTCCTTGGCTATGCATCCATCGGTCAGTCTTTTTTTTTGCTTTAAGTGCTGTCTGCCCTTGACCGATAGGGCTAAATGTTTGTGCCTGATACTTACTCATCTTCATCCTCGCACTTCTCACAGCCCAGATGGTCTGGATCACGGCAGTCAGGATTGGCCATCAACCTAGCCCGCATCTGCTTCTCAAATCTGTCTTGAGCCTTCAGCTCTTCTATATCGTATTCATCCATCTCTGTCCTTTCGAAAGAAACTGATCACTCCGTATATCGTTACCAGTAGAACTGGAACTCCCAATAAAACTGCCAGTATCCATGTCACTCTTCTTTACCTCCTTCAAAATAATCATGCACTCACGCATACGCACTAGGCTCTTAATATCCCCATCAGAGGCATACTTAGTCTTCCAATACTTTACACGCTTTTGTAAATATTCTTCCATTACTTTGCACCTTTATGCACAATTATACACATAATTACCATTGTTACCAGTGATGTAGGGAAAACACCTACCAGTTATATACCATCAGAAATAAAAAGACAATATGGCTTAAGTATTTGACCTGTAGCTTATGCTTTTGTTTCCTTTCCTTTTGTTGCATGAGCCGCAAAGAGGTTGCAAGTTATCTATATCAAGAGCCAGCTCTGGAAAATATTTCCTTGGTTTGATGTGATCCATGTTGGTTGGATGTTGGCGAGAGTTATCTCTACCACAGCACAAGCAAGTCAAACCATATTTCTCAATAGCCAGTAAACGTAACGCTTTCCACTCAGCGCTACATAAAAATCCATCACTGCTTAATCTTATATAAGATGCCACCTCGTTAGCAGACATACCACTTAACTTGACCGAGAGAGATATCTTGTTTGCCTTGCGTTTTAGTCTAGCAATATTTGCTTTCATTTCACACCTTTGGTGGACGGTGAGTATCGGCTGGCAAAACTCTGCCTAGGGGAGAGGCTATCTCCCTTCGGCGAATTTCCACACCCTCGGAGCCACGTATTCGTTTCCGTATGGATTAGCGTCATGCCAAGTGCGCTAACTATGTATGCTTTCCATTGCTTGGCAACGTCTATCTCGGCCATACATCCTTACCCCCGCCCCGTAGGACTTGAACCCACGGTTAGAAATAAGTAACCCCCCGATTGCGCCACGATATCTTCTTTGCGCTCTCGTCCCAAGTCAGAACGTTGTAGGGTGGTGGACTGCGGACTACACCTTACGGCTTCCTACGCTTCCCTCATGCCACCCAGTAACCCGATAGATACTTGGAACAAGGTAACGGCAGAAAGCAAAAAACCCTTATTGAAAGATACGAGCTTTAGGCTTGGTTGCCGCATACAAGTCTGCTAGGACAGAATCATGTAGCTTTGACGAAGCCCGCTCCTTCAATAAGGGTTCGGGGTGCGCTTCCTAGAACTACAACGGGTTACCAATCCGTTGATGCGGTGGATTATACACAAATATTTGAAGTTGGCAATGCGCTCACATAAAGCAGTGTCAGGAGTCACACTTGTATTTGCACAAATTAGTGTGGCATACGGCGCTAACCCGTACTACGCATTACCAACACGGCTGGAGATTGCAAGGCTGGGCGACAAGAGCCAGCATTAAGACGCTCAATCCCCATGCGTGTTAGTTGTTGGTGGGCTGTATCCATCCCAGCCTCTACCGAGTGGTTACGGCTCCGAGATATTGATTCACCAACACGGCTGGGGACTACTGACTTTCTATGCTATGTGCATAGCGTCAAACACAATCCCCATGCGTGTTGATATGTATAGAAAAGCCAGAAAACTATACATGAAAAAAGTGGGGATCCGTAGACCCCCACAAATCCCAGAAAGGAATCATCATGAAAAGCGGCAACTGCAACCGCCAGTTAATCATACACATTTTTTCAAAATATCAAGGGCTTCATCCACAGAATTGACCACGGCAATCAACCCGCCCGTCCACTCCTTAAAGAACTTTTCCTCTGCTGGCGTAAGCGTTCTAGCTGACGGAGACTTCTTGCCATCCTTAACTTCAAGTAATAAGGTAAAACCCCTATAGCCAACCAGTAGATCAGGGATGCCCTCACCCTGACTAACTACCCTGACATACGCACCACACGCCCTCAGAGCATGGACGATATCTTCTTGGTTTGCATCTATTCTGTTTGCTCTACGCATGGTAACGTTTCCATCGAAATATTTGTATCAGTTATAACATACTTGTTGACATCAGGCAATTAACCAGTTACAATAGCATCTCCAATAACAGACAGGAGTTGTGTGATGGATGAAAAGTTAGATAGAGAATTTGAAATCATAGAAAGGGCTAATGCTTTAGCCAAGAAATTTCTAAATGACATGATGGTAGATGGTGATCCGCCTACCGTATGGGTTACAACATTTATGACTGGGGCGGCCATGTGTGCTTGGGCTGAAGAAATGTCAGAGAAAGATTTTTTGGAAGGGTGCAAATATTCTTATGTGGCGTATAAAGAATTATTTGATGGGATGCATAAATGAAGTTAACGAATAAATTTAATCTACCCCAGACGTTTGTCAATGTAATCAATCGTCCAACTTACTCTAAAGGTAAGTCAAACATCTCTGCTACTGAAATGCTTAACAGCCCTCGCATAGTTCAGTTAAAGAGAAAGCATTGGGACAGCATAGAACAGGATGCATCTGAGATGGTGTGGTCACTGTTTGGCTCTGCCGTTCATAACATTTTGGAACATGGCAAGGGTGACAACCATATCGTTGAGGAAAGACTCTTCACTGCTGTAGATGGGTGGACTCTCTCAGGCGCTATTGATCTTCAAGAAGTTGAAGAGGACGGCATAGTTATCAAAGACTACAAGGTAACAAGTGCTTGGGCTGTATCAAATGAGAAACAAGACTGGCACGATCAGCTAAACATCTACGCTTGGCTAGTGCAAACAGTCAAGAAGAAACCAGTCAAGGCCGTTCAGATTGTGGCCATAGTAAGAGACTGGTCTGCGCGTGAGGCACAGAACAAAGAAACCTATCCTCAATCTCCCGTAGTGGTAATAGATATCCCACTATGGGACTATGAGAAACAGGATGAGTTTATTAAGAAGAGAGTAGGGCTTCACTCCGAGGCTTACTTCGAGATGGATACAGATGGAAACCTACCAGACTGTACGCCAGAGGAAATGTGGGAGAAGACCACAACCTACGCCGTTAAGAAAGACGGCGGAGTTAGAGCCAAATCAGTTCATCAAACAATGGCTGATGCGGAAGTTGCCCTACCAGCAAAGGGTTACTTTATAGAAGTCAGAGAAGGCGAGAGGACACGCTGTGCAAACTACTGTCAGGTCAGCCAATTCTGCAATCAATATCAAACCTACCTAAAGGAAAAACCATGAATCGAATAATCATTGATGTAACAAAAGGCGAACTGGACTTCATGCGTGAGGCGCTAGTTTCTAAACACATAAACATGATGACCTATCTTCAGACCTGTGAAGAAGATATCAAAAGCGCAGAAGAAGAGATTGAAAAAGAAATAGAAGAATATCTTTCCGACAACCCCATACAAAAACCAAAGAAGCCATTTGTCTTTAAGCGCAAAGCGCCGTTTGGCCTAAAGAAAGACGGCACACCTAAAGCTAAACCCGGAAGGAAAGTATGACAGTATTTAAGAAACTACAGACAGCGAGATACGAACTATCTCAAGCCAATGTAAAGAAGTCAGGCCACAATTCATTTGGTGGTTGGAAGTATTACGAACTGGGGGACTTCATCCCCACGATTAATAAGATCTTCAACAACGTAGGACTGTGCGGAGTATTTACATTTGGCGAGACAGCTACGCTCACGATCTACGACACAGAGGACTCAACCTCTATACAGTTCTCTACCCCTATCGTCTACGCTGAATCAAACAAAGGTCAGCCCATCCAGCTATTGGGTAGCACACATTCTTATCTTCGGAGGTACCTCTGGTTGATGGCGATGGAGATCGTGGAAACCGATCAGGTGGATTCAGAACAACAGGAAGTCAAACCAGAGCCAATCAAGATCGCACCCAAGAAACCGCCCGCAAGGATAGAAGGTAAAGAGGGGCCTTGGTATATAAAGGTAGAGGCAGATCCTGATGTAAACATGAACACTTGGCTAGACCTAGTGACCGAGGCATTCCGCCTAGCTTTATCTCAGGCACAGACTGAGCGGGATGTTTTAGATATCTTCAAGTTCAACAAGAACATTTTCGACAAGTTGGAGAAAGAAGCGCCAGATGACTTTGCCGGTTTGATGGCTAGTTTCAAATCCGCAAGAGAGGCTTTTAAGAAAGGTACAACATGAGCCAATATCCAAACAGTGGAAAACTTTCCAAGAACGGTTACAAACAAAACCCAAAACAACCTGATATGACAGGGCAACTAATGATGGATAAATCCACATTGAAAGCCCTAATGGAAGAGCAAGACGGAGATGAGGTATTGATTAAGCTGAGTGCGTGGAACATGACGGGTCAGTTCGGAGAGTGGTTGCGCCTTAGTTGGAACAACTACAAGTCTGACTTTAAACCTCAAACTCAGTTTGCACCGCCAGCTAAACCTGCGGCCAACGACATGATCGAAGACAAAGATATTCCCTTCTGATATGAAAACATCACAGTTTGAGGGGGTTAAGGTAGCCATCAAGCAGGACAAGACGGGGTATGTACTTACCCTGTCTATCCATCCTGACGATATACCCAACGAGATCCTTCGGGACTTTGTGGGTTCTAGATATCAGGTTGTGATGGTTCGACTAAACGGCGAAGAAAGGCCAATGAATCGTGAGCATGAGCATACACGGGACATTACCCAACTAGCCGTACTACTTTGCAAGAACCCAAACTTCCATGAGTTCTTGGCACATCATGGATCTATCCAAGAAAAGACAGACAGTGCGGCTGGTATGTGGATGAAAGAAACGCTAGGGATTGAATCCCGTGCAGAACTTAAAACCAACCCAGAGGCGGCACAGCATTTACTAAATATTAACGAGGAATTTAAAGCATGGAAACTACAAAGAGGTTGATACCTTACTCGGTTCATTTACGAGAAGATATCTACAACAAACTTAAAGCGGCGGCTGGAGAGCGTAAAGCTTCTGGCATTGTGCGAGATGCCATCACCATGATCATTGAGGGTGACGATGCCTTTAACGCGGGGTATAACAAGGCCATCCGTGATGCAATCAACGTCATTAAAGATGACAGCAAAGCTACTAGCGTTGCTATCGGCGGTGAATCTATTGCTGAATCATTAACTGGACTCCTGCGAGAGATGATTGTTGTCCAATCAGTCAAAGGAAAAGCAAATGGTACGCAAAAAACTTGAGGGTATTGAAGCCTTAGTAGAGAAAGAAGAACCCATATCCATCCAAGATATAACTATGCTTGACTGGTATGCGGCATTTGCTCTTATGGCAATTCAACAAACTAACCATGAGGCCGCTAGTAAGTTTGCATTTGACAGGGCAGAGGCGATGATGGCCGAGAGATCCAAGAGATGATTGTCAACATGACCCCTTCCGAATCTGCGATAGCACAGATGTTGGCAGTAATGCGTAACACGACTGCCAGACAGAACGGAGTTAAAGACAAACAGATGGGCAAGCAAGACCCCATAGAGATAGACAGAGATGGGATCATTGCAGAGATGGCCTTTGGTAAAGCCTTCAACCTATACCCCGATCTATCTATCTACCCCCGTAAGGGCGGGGCAGATCTGATGGGCAGGAATAAGAAGAAGATTGATGTTAAAGCTACCCGCTACAAGACTGGTAAGTTGGTTATCCATATTGACAAACCAGTTGACGAGGTGGATGTTTACGCTCTTGCGATTGTTGACGGGGATGATGTGGATCTGATTGGCTACATTGAATCAGAGAACGCAATCAAGCCAGAGAACATTAAAAACCTTGGACACGGCGAAGGCTACGTCATTGATCAGGAAGAACTAATTAAATTCAAAATAAAAGGAACAACATGAACGACATAGACAACAAGATAATCGTATACCTAGAGCAGTTTAAAACTCAAGACAAAGCCGCTAAAGCCATGCTTGAGTTTGCCGCCAAGGAGATAAAACGCCTAGAGAAAGACAAGGACTTTTGGTACAAGGCAGGATACGAGGCAGGACTAGAGGATCAAAAGGCTGTCTCTTGAACAACAATCTAACGGCCAAGCAGAGAGAACACATAGGCAGGGTTAAGAGCCTACCCTGTTCTGTTTGTGATGCGCCAGCTCCATCAGATGCACACCACATAGAGCAAGCACTACAGTATTGCGTAGTGGCTTTGTGTAAAGACTGCCATCAGGGATCGACAATGGGGTGGCATGGCCAAAGGCGGATGTGGAAGATTAAGAAGATGAATGAGCTAGACGCTTTGAACATAACCATAGAGAGGCTAGTCAATGAACGTAATCAGTAGTTCCGCAGGGAACGACAGCTTGGCAATGATCCAGTTCTGTATAGAGAAAGAGATCCCCAACCTCCATGTAGTGTTCTGCGACACGGGATGGTCTGCTCCGGGCTGGATGCAACGGGTGGAAAAGATACACGGCTACGCTGAGAAACACGGGATCAAGACCCATATTGTTAAGAGCATAGGGATGGAAGATCTGGTCAGGATGAAGAAGGGCTTTCCCGGAAACGCCCAACAGTTCTGCACCGCACACCTAAAGGGTGTTCCATTCCTTCAGTGGATAGACGAGGAAGACAAAGACTACAAAGCTATTGTCATGGTGGGCAAGCGCAGAGTGGAGAGTGAGGCTAGAAAAGATACGCCTGAGTACATCTACGACTCCGAGTATCACGGCGGCAGAACGCTCTGGCATCCGCTCTATCTACATACAGACGCTCAAAGGAATGAGCTAATCAATCGGGCTGGGTTTGAACCCCTGCCCCATAGATCCTTAGAGTGCAACCCTTGCGTGAACGCTAATCGTCAGGACTTCTTACGCCTCACGGCAGGAGAAATAGAAAGGGTTAACGACCTAGAGGTAGAGATAGGAAAGCCTATGTTCCGCCCCAAGCGTTTCAGCGCACTAGGTATCCACGGGGTTATTCAGTGGGCAAAGAACGGCAGGGATAGAGGAGACTTCTCAGAGGAAGACGCGCAGTGCGCCTCCCTCTTTGGCTGTGGCCTGTAGTGGTAACGTTACCATTACTGCTTCATTGACTTGCGAGTATCCTCGGCCTGTTGAGCCAACATGGAGATCAACTCTTTCATCCTGTCAATCTCTTCCCGCTTGGATGCACCATCCATGTTTGTATCGTTAGTAACCACAGAAATATGTTGACGGATCTTAGCCATATTCTTAGCAGTCTTATCGTAGAACTTGGCCAAAGCGATCTTATCGCCCTTCTCCTCCAAGATCTGTCTGACTTTATCGGCATCCCCGATCTCAGCGTAGTGGCGCATATCTGCGAATGCTTGGCTGATCTCTTTATTGCTGTCGTAGAAGGCTGTAGCGTACTTAGATTGATTGGATGGTAGTGATTTCACCAGACCCACACTAAGCTTGTCTATCATCTTTGTATCAGGGTAAGAGCCATCCTTAAATGGCATGACTGCATAGTGTGAAGTCTCAGCAATCGCACTACCCAACCATCCAAAGTAAGCCTTGATAGCGTAGTCCATCTGCACAGGGGATAAACCCTCACCAGTAATAGAAGTAATTCCACCGAGCAATTTGGCTAGTGGGCTAGTAGTATCCGCCGAGCGCTCCTGCTTAGACAATCTTTCCATGCCAGCAGATTCAATCGGCGCACCAGTAAACGAATCCTTATTGGCATACAGATCCACCAAAGGTTTGACAAACTGAGGTAGGTTGACCGCAAAGGTATCAGTGACCATACGACCCATAGACTGCTGGAACTGTTTACCCTCTGCGCCTTCATCAAAGATCTGTTCGGCCACACGCTCGGCAATAGTCCCAAACGCACCGATCTCAAATGGTTTAGGCACACGCAAAGCGTAGTCCATGCCGGGCAATTTAAACCACCAGAAGTTATCACGATCCCACTCGTCACGCTTTTTGAACTCGTCATCATCTTTGAACGCAAAGTACAAGGCCAGAGATGCAAGACATACGGCACTGGTAACGATGGCAAAGGACTCAGCCTTCTGCTTGTCCGTCTGCTCAATAGGTTGACCAGTAATGGTGTTGTAGAACACACGGCTAGTAGGCATGATGCCGTCCCTGCCAAGCTTATACAGACCTTGCACACGGGCATTCAAGAATGGCACAACCTGACAGACTTGGCGGAATGCCGGCCATGATCCTGACATAGAGAAGTCAAGCAGATCACGGGCGAAATAGGATGCCTCAAGATGAGACATTCCTTTTGCCTTCATCTGGTTATATAGCGCCATGCGGTTAGCGGCCTCAGACTTGTTGCCCCATTCTTGGTACTTATCCCAAGCCATCCGCAAACCTTTTTTAACCTTGTCGGGTGTATCTAAGATATGCTCTTCTTTAACTCCTTGAGCAACCAAACGTTTGACCAACTTGGCCTGATCTCCCTCAACGTGAGTGCCAAATGTAAACACACCACCACCAGCTAGTGCGGAGATATGTGCAGGGTTGTTCTTATCACTAGATGCCCAGCCGTCAGCAATGTTGGCAAACGGATTCTTCTTCAAATCACTAACTGCCATAGCCTGTATAGAGTCACGGATCAAGTTCCTAACCTTAAAGGCAGGGGATATCGTGACACCAAACTGGAGCATATTCTTAAAGTCTCTGGCAACATCCAAGAACTTAGACTTCGGCCCCAGATATCCAATAGAAGAAATGGAATCCAACAGCATAGGATCTAAGATGTTGTAGTAGGCGGGACTACCATCTACCATAATCTTTACGGAACTCTTCCCAGACTTACCAGATGCAGGTGTAGTCATCCAAGGCTCTATCTTGCCGTCCTTGTAGACCTCTGAAGATTCATAGGTGTTTCCATCTTCATCCTTCTTGCGGGTGATCACATTGACCAGACCATCAACCATTACAAACTGTTGCTTGAGGTTTGGCTCTGCACCGCCCAAAGGAATGGCCGCATCTATCGTGGCCTTTGCCGCCTGTGCCTTCATAGAAGAAGACAGGATGTGACTCCAGTTACGCAGAGTGTTTTCCATCAAGTCAGCAAACGGACTCTCTCCGCCCTTCAAGGCTTTAGAGAAGTGCTGGTTTGTCAGGCTAGATGCCGTCATCACCGCATCAATATCCCCGTCTTCCATCTCACGATAGAAAGGAATGTA